CTGGAATTTTAGGCGTGACGATTGTCGTTGGCCCGCCGATTTGAATGACGTCGGGTGTATTCCCTTGCGTCACTTGACCACTAAATTCTTGGAATGTACCAACGAGTATTTCGTAGCCCGAACCCGATTGTGTTGTAGTCCACACGGGTGTCGATGGTGTCGTTCCCGAATAGGTTCTTTTTAAATAGTAGGTGACGTTGTTGTTGAAATCAAACAATTCAACATTCAATTTCAACTTTGCAAAGATGTTGTTTTGATTGACGTTGACATTCAAAAACAATTTGATTTGATGATTGAACACCAAAGTGATTTGATTCTGCAATGCTGATGAAACCAGTCCAACGGCTAAATCTGGGTCAACTCCATTTTTCCAAGTCACACCCTTCATTGCTTTAGGGTCTTGATTCAGCGTGATTGAAACATCGTTCACCGCTGGTAAAAAGTTGAATGAATTGCCAGCCAAACGCGCTTGACCCGACAATTGGTCGATGGTTCTTTCGTAAGAAACAACGACGTTATCAATTTTCGTTTTGTCCTTTTGATAGTTGTGTTCTACGAACGTGGCATTGTCGCGAATGAACAATTGCTCCAATCGATATTTTCCGTTTGCGTAATAAAATCGCAAACCGAATATCGTACACATCTGCGACAGAATTTCAAACCAATTTTTATTGGTATAAACACCTTGCTCATCAATCGTGTCGAATGCGTGGAAATCTGCAAACAACTCATCCAATGGATTGTTGTCCACATCATAGATCATTTCTTCTGCCCACCAATTACAAGAAACGGCCAACACCGGTTCGGTTGCTCCATATATCGCAAGTGCGCCAACTTGGTCCAATGCGTTGATGAATTGATTCGTAAACTGACGGAAAAATGACGTGCCACAAAGCGTGTCCTTTAGCTTTGAAATTCCGTCGGTCGCTTGAACACTGAATGTTGCGGGGTTTGAAACATCTTCAATCTCAATCAAATCTTGGACAATGGTTCCCGCCCAATACAATTTTTCCGAAATCGGTGGGATGTATCGGAATGTTCCACCTAAATCGATGATGTCTTGTTTGTAGCAGTTTGGCGATTCAACCGAACCACCATCGGCGGCAACACGCGCTTCAAATAATGACGCGACGTTCGACAAATTGTTGATGAATCGAGCAGATGCCCCGCGGTATATTACAACGGCGAATCGGTCTTGTTGGTATTGTTTCAGCAATGAAATATACTCCAACAAGTGCGGTTCGCCTTGATTGACGATTCCGACATTCACCGACGACCCAATGATTGGGGAATAAATGTTGTCGGTCTGCCCGGAATAATTCAATTGAAATCCATCACCCGACACTTGAATTTTTTGGGCCGCGCCCGTGAATTCATTGTCGTGAAATTCAATCACATAATCAATGAAATATGATGATGTAAATTCTGCGTATAGTCTCGCCGCCATATTTTAGAAACCTCTTTGTCTTGTTCTGTTGCGTGATGCTCTCTCTTGAGAAAGTAGTATGTCTGATCCAGAGATGCGACCAACGACTTCAACGCGTTGAGAGCCGTTCCCGCCGTTATTCATGAGCGCATTCAATTTCGAGAGCGGTAGAACTGCTTCTGATTCTCTACCTTCGCCAACGAGCGCAAGAGTCGGTCCCGTCACAATTCCCCCTTCAGCCAGTGCTGGAATATCACCTTCAGACGCTTTCGACATTTTCGCTCGTATCGCACCAGCGGCCGCGATCATTGCAATACCCGCGCCCACTGCTAAAGCGGCGCCCATTGGCGTTGGCCCAGCGGCCAATGCTTTGACAAATGCTTCAACGCTGATCCCGTATTGAATAAACATTCGCCCAAGTTGATCTAACAACCCAGCAAATGTACCCAGCAAGAAAGATCCCATATCAGCAAATGACGCTTCGCCCATTACCATTGCACCCGCGATCTCTGCCATTCCTGCGATTGTGTCGATCGTTGTGCGATGCATGAGTTCAGCAACTGCGTTGTTCAGTTCTTTGTATTTCAAAGCAAATCTCTTTGCTGATTCATATGCTTTGCGATATGAATGATCGAATTCATCTGCCGCGTCACTTGTGTTCGCAAGATTTTCTTCTGACTTATCGAACCAATCCCCCATGCCATCATAGTTGATGTTCGCAAGTCTTTTCAGTTTTTTTTCTGTGTCTTCAGCGCCGTTGCCAAGTCCGTCAAGATCGTCTTCAACTTCTTCAATTTCAACAGAAGCCGTTGCCATGCTCGATGCAATCTTGTCAACATTTTCGCCGACTTTCACAACTGCTTTGTTTGCGTTTTTCAAAGCGATTTCTTGAGACTTCAAGACTGCATTTGAAGCACCGACAGAAGATGCCAATTTTTGTTGTTCTGGTGTAAATTTTTGATAGCTGTTGATCACGTCTTCCAATTCGCCGTCACTAAGAATGCGACCGAATTGTTCTTTCATTTGAACAGCAAGTTCATCACTGACTGCAAGAGTTTTGTTGAATTGCGTTTGTGCGTCAACTGCTTTCTTTGTGACCGCTGTCATTTCATCTTGAGCCGCCATCAATGCTATCTTTTTGGCGACTTGTTTGTTCATTTCTCTTTGAGCGGTTGCGATGTCATTTGTCGCGTCTTTTTCATCAATCAGATTCGGAAGAAGATCACCATATTCCGTGTTTAGTTTCGTGATCAATCTTTTTCTTTGATCTTGCGCGATGTTCTGATCTTGAATCGCATTCATCAACTTGTTCGCTTGAGTCGTGCGCACTTGAGTTTCTGCAATATCTTTCTTTGCGCCTTCGCTCAATTTGTGCTGTGTTTCAACAACTTCTTTTTTGCGTCTGTTGACTAACATCAAAACAGCGGCGAAGGCTGCCAATCCCGCGATGACAACACCGATAGGATTTGCTGTCAGTGCTAAATTGTACGCTCTTTGAACTGCGGCCGCAATCTTTGTAACCGTGTTTGATTTGATCATTGCAAATCTCAGAAGACGAACATTTCTGATCAAACCGCCAGTCAAGAACAAAAGCGGACCGGCTGAAGCTAACAACGCCGCAAAGACGACAACCGTCTTTTTCAATGCTGGTGAAGTCTTGTTCAATTTACTTGCAAGATTTGCGAATCCTTCAATCAAAGGAACAACGGCTTCTGCAACAACTTCACCAACAGAGATTCCGAGACCTTCCATTGCTGACTCGAGACGCTTTGAAGCACCGAGAGCGTTGTCGCCCATTTCGTCTGCCATTGATTTTGCAGAGCCTTTTGCGTTCTCAAACTCTTTCGTCAATGGTTTGATCTGATCAACACCTTCTGACAAGATCAAGAGTGCTGATTGTGCAGATCGACCGACTTCATCTTTCGCATCCGCAAGGCCTATTCCTTGAGTCGCCAAGTCTTTCAATGCTTCAGCTACTGGTTTTCCAGTTGTGCCAATTTCTGAAATGATACGACGCAAAGCGGTACCGGCTTTCGAACCTTTGATACCAGCGTTTGCAAGAACAGCCAACATTGCAGATGTTTCTTCAATGCTCATTCCCGCGCTTTTCGCAACGGGCGCAACGAACGCCATTGAACTCGCAAAATGTTCCATGTCAAGAGCTGATGAACTGAACGACGCCGCCATGACATCTGTGACGCGACCAGTTTCTGATGCGTCAAGACCGAATGCTCTGAGTGTAGAACCAGCGACTTCTGCCGCTCTTGCGAGATCAGAACCAGATGCTTGAGCGAGAGCGAGAGTTCCTTCAGTGACTTTTGTGATCTCTGTTGCACTGAAACCGAGTTTTGCGAACTCTGTTTGAAGAGACGCTACTTCTCGAGCAGTGAACATTGTTGAAGAGCCTAATGCTTTCGCATTGTCTGAAAGCATTTTGAACTCTTCTGCTGTTGCACCAGAGATCGCTTTGACTTTTGACATCTCTGCTTCAAAGCCTTTGAATACGTTGAAAGAGACAGCACCAAGAGCAACAAGTGGCGCAGTCAGTTTCATCGACATATTTTTGCCGGTTGCCTGCATCTTCTTGCCGAGTCGATCCATTGATCGCTCTGCTTTGTTGAGACCTTTCTTGAATGGCGAAATGTTCGCAGTTAGTCGAAAGTTAAGACTCGAGAGATTGGCCATGTTTTAATTTTGCGCGTTCGTTTCTTTCATTTATCACAGCGATGATCTCTCCTTTCGTCCAGATCGTTTGCTTCTTCTTTTGTGCTTCCCAAGGAAAAACAATCAAGTCTCTTGCTTTGATCGTTTTCTTTGTATGAACGTTCAAGAGAATCGTTGTTTGCCAACGCGTTCTTTCCCATTCATTTTGTTGCTTTCTGTTCTCTCGCTCGTTGAATCCAGTGACTAAATTTGTCCACTCTCTCGGTGTCAAGTCGTAGAATTCAACTGGTTTGAGACCAATTTGACCGAACGCGAATGACTCGAGATCGTCCCAAGTCGTTTCTTTTTTGCTTTCTTCGCGTCGGCCTACTTCTTTTTTTCGCTCTTTGCACTGAACTGATCTTCAAACACTGCGAAGACTTTTTCAATCAACGCTTCATCATCATCAATCCAGTCAGCGATGTCAGACACATCGTATCTGAAGTTCACTTTTTCTTTTCTCGCTCCGTCTTTGAATCCGCAATACATCAATGTGATCGCTTGATCAAGCGTCATGTCGCCACCAAGATCTTCAAGTTGAGCGAGTGTTGTTCCAGTCATTCTGCTGAATTCGCGAAGTGCGTTGAATCCAAATCTGACTGGATGTTTTCTTTCGTTTGTTTCTATTATCTGAGTCATTTGTTGATGTTGTTAAAAAGAGAGCATCTCTCGATGCTCTCTCTGTTGTGTAGTATTAAGCGACAGACGCTTGAGTCAGTGTACCAGTTCCAGTGAATCCGAACGAATACGTCACATTCTCTTCAACGCCAGCTTCTTGTTCATAGCTTACGAGGTAAGCGTCGCCAGTGTAGTCGATTTCACCAGATGTTGCAGAACCGAACTTCACTTTCACAAGTGTACGATTTGACAACAATGTGAACAGATCGTCTGGTGTGTCGTAGTCTCCAGTGATTGAGTATGTGACAAGTCCGTCACCGCTCAATGACCAAGATTTTAGACCTTCAAGATTTTCTTGCCATCCAGCACTATCTTTTGTGGTTGTGTCGCGAGTCTCCATTGAGACACTAAGTGATGCCGATGTTGCACGGCCGATGATGTCGTATGTTGTTCCACCATCTTCGCTGATTTGAATCACAACGTCAGTTGAGTTCATGATGCTTGTTGCAGCCATTTTCTTTTGTTTTTATTTTATTATTCAATTACTAATCGAGTGAAACACGAAATATCAAATC